AAACTAAATCTGCTGGTGGGTATAATGCTCATGCAACACAAAATATTCCTTTCCAGATTATTTCACCAAATATCGCGAACATAGCTGTTCCTGGTACTACAGTATCTGCTGCTATGAAAACAATATCTGCAGCAAGTTTAGGTAATGGATTAGGTCAAGGAACTGATGTTCCTTTCTTAGACAAGGGAAGTGAAAGTGTAACTTTAAATAAATCAAATTATTTAAATTCTACTAGAATGATTGCATCTAGAATTAATGAAACTAATAACACAGTAACTCAAAATTCACCTGGTAGCAGATCATTTAATATAACATTAACATTAGAAACAAGTAATCCAAACTTATCTCCTGTTATAGATTTACAGAGAATGAATGCAATCTTAATTTCTAATAGAGTTGATGCTCCTATTACAAATTATAAACAAGATCCTAGAGTTAATACTCTCTTTGATGATCCCACATCATGTCAATATGTTTCTAGAGAAAATACATTAGCAAACTCTGCATCATCGATTAAGATATTGCTTGATGCACACATTAATGAATATTCTGACATTAGAGCATATTATGCAATTAGTGCTACTCCTAACTTTGATCCAATATTTGAACCATTCCCTGGCTATAAAAATTTAAATGCTCAAGGTCAAGTTATTAATGCTGCTGAGAGTGATGGTTTACCTGATAGATTTATCCCTAAATCTGAAGCTGGAGCAGGATTTAAGAGTAGTGAATTAACATTTAGAGAGTTTGAATTTAACATGGAAGATCTTCCACCATTCAAATTCTATAGAGTTAAATTTGTATTAACATCAACAAACCAAGTATATGTTCCTAGAGTTTCTAATTTAAGGGTTATTACTTTAGCATAATGTCAAACTACATTCCAGTTGAAGGCAATTCAGATTTGGTTAGAGATCCAAACACTGATCAAATAATTAATACTAATGAAAGTGCTTATCAACAATATATTACTCGTCGTCAAAAACGTAGATCTGAAAAAGAAAAAGCATTAACCGTTGAACAAGATCTTGCTAATTTAAAAAGTGAATTAGGTGAGATCAAATCTCTACTAAAGGAGTTAGTAAATGGCAACTAAAAAAATTACTTTTGATCCAGAAGCAGGTGCTGCATATGCAGCTAATTTTACCATGCTTGGTGGTGCTAATTTTGAAGGTAACTTTGAAGTTGTAGGAACATCAAATACTGCATTTAGTCTTGAAGGATATTCTGGTTCATCTCAGATGACTAAAAGTGTTTCTATAGGATCAACTGCTTTTCCTGCAGCAACTTTTGCTGTTGGTTTTACAAGTGCCCTTGATGGAAAGATTCGTATATCTCTTGGTGGAACACAAACTAAACTTTTGGAAGAAGGTAGATATGTATATGATGTTATTGTCAGTTCTGGAAATACTTTCTATAGATTAGTTGACGGTAACATTCTTGTTCAACCTGGTATATCGTCAATCTCCGCACTATAAATATGGATAGAGGTATAGTATAAATGGCCCAACCATCCACTAGATCAGAATTAATCACCTATGCTAAAAGACAATTAGGTGCACCAGTATTAGAAATCAACGTTGCAGATGAGCAAGTTGAGGATCTATTAGATGATGCTATTCAATATTTTCAAGAGAGACATTTTGATGGTGTATATCCATCATTTTTAAAGTATAAATTGACAGATGATGATATAACAAGAGGAAGATCTAGAGATGGTCAAACAGATAATATAGGAATTACAACAACCACTGCAACTGCTACAATTGATGGTGGAACAACTACATTTAGTTTTACTGAAACTGCAAATTATCTACAACTACCAGATGATATTATAGGAGTTAGTAAGGTATTTCACTTTGATGGATCTAATAGAATGTCAAGTGGTATGTTCAGTTTGAAGTATCAGTTGTTTTTGAATGATGTGTATTTCTATGGATCAACTGAGTTGTTAACATATGCGATGACAAAAACATATCTTGAAGATATAAATTTCTTGTTGACCACACAGAAACAAATTAGATTTAATAAAAGACAAAATAGATTGTATCTAGATATTGATTGGTCAAGTGTCAGTGCAGATGAGTTTCTTGTTTTTGATGTATTCAGAACTTTGAATCCAAATGATTATGCAAAAGTATATAATGATTCATTTTTGAAAAGATATTTCACTGCCCTTGTTAAAAGGCAATGGGGTCAAAACTTAATGAAATTCCAAGGAGTTAAATTACCTGGTGGAGTCGAATTAAATGGTAGACAAATCTATGATGATGCGATGAATGATTTAGCAATCATCAGAGAGCAAATGTCTAACACTTACGAGATACCACCTCTTGATTTTATAGGTTAATATAATGGCATTAAATCCGTTTTTTCAACAAGGCTCTTCTGGGGAACAAAGTCTCGTTCAGTCTTTGATTAACGAGCAGTTGAAAATGTACGGTGTGGATGTTCATTACATGCCAAGAAAATATTTAACTGAGAAATCAATATTAAAAGAAGTAGTTCAATCTAAATTTGATGATGCATATCCTATAGAAGCATATATTGATAACTTTGATGGATATGATGACATGCCATCAACATTATCAAAGTTTGGTATACAGGCAACTAACGAAGTAACATTAATCATATCAAGAGAGAGATTTGAAACTTACATATCTCCCCTAATGAAAAATGAATCTAATGTCAAACTTTCTACAAGACCAAAGGAAGGAGACTTAATTTATTTTCCACTAGGTGATCGTTTGTTTGAAATCAAATATGTAGAGCATGAGAAACCATTTTATCAATTAAGAGAGAACTATGTTTACAAATTAACTTGTGAGCTATTCCGTTATGAGGATGAAGTTATTGATACTGGTGTTGAGGAAATTGATGACACTTTAGGTGGTATTGAAGGAGCAGATGGTGAAGAGATTCTCATTGGTTCTGGTGGAACACAGAAACTAACCCTTGTTGGAACTGCATCTCAAGCAACTGCGTCAGTTGGTATTATTAACGGTGGTATTCAACAAATATTTCTTTCAAACAGAGGTAAAGGATTTACGTTTGCACCAAGAGTTGCAATATCATCTGCACCTGCAGGAGGATTATCTGGTATTGCCTCATCTAAGTTATTGAGTGGTGTTGCTGTTGAAGGTAATATTAGTGATAGTAAAAAATCTGTTGTTCAGTTCATTGATCTAGTAAATCCAGGCTTTGGATATACAAGTAATCCTGAAATTGTAGTAATTGGAGATGGAGCTGGTGTTGCAGCAACCTCTAAGATTGAAAATGGTGTAGTTGGTGTTGTGACTATTACTTCAGGTGGTTCAGGATATACAACATCTCCAACGATCACATTCACAGGATTATCAACAGTATCTGCTGCTGCAACTGCAATCGTTAGTGCTGCTGGAACAATCTCTGCTATACATATCAGGAATGCTGGCGTAGGATACACGGTAACGCCCACTATTTCTATCGCATCACCAGGTAGTTCTGGTTCAGGTAACTACTCATTTAACGAGACAATCACTGGTGGAACAAGTGGGGCCACAGCAAGAATCAGAACATGGGATGCATCTACAAATGAATTAGAGATATATAATATCACAGGCACATTTAGAGCTGGAGAAACAATTACAGGATCATCTTCAGGTGCATCACATCTAATTAGAGTCGTTGACGATACTAATTTTGATGATGCTGGATTTGGTGAAAATGATGAGTTTGAATTACAAGCGGATGCTATTTTAGACTTCTCAGAAAACAATCCGTTTGGAACACCATAAATATATGTAACAGGTTATAACAATGTTTGAGTATTTTTACAACGAAATCCTAAGAAAAACAATTATCAGTTTTGGAACACTGTTTAATGGTCTTACTATTAAACAGGATGGATCTACTGTAAAAGTTCCTTTAGCATATGGCCCAACACAGAAGTTTTTAGCAAGATTAGAGCAAGCACCAAATCTAAGTCAAGCAACTCAAATTAGTTTACCTAGAATGTCTTTTGAGTTTACTGGTCTTACATATGACTCATCTAGAAAAGTAACCACAACTCAGACAATAGCGGTTAAGAATCCAGACGACGGAACCGATATTAAAAAGGTATTCATGCCAGTTCCATATAATATGCAATTTGAGCTTGCTATTATGTGTAAACTAAATGATGATGCATTACAGTTAGTAGAACAAATATTACCATTTTTTCAACCACAATATAATTTAACAATCAATCTTGTAGATTTAATAAAAGAGAAAAAAGATGTTCCAGTTGTATTAGAAAATATAACTATGGATGATCAATATGAGGGAGACTTTACATCTAGAAGAGTTTTACTTTATACTTTAAGATTTACTGCAAAGACATATCTATTTGGCCCTGTTACAGCAGCATCCAAAGACATTATCAAAACTGCTACTGTTCGTTACCTTGCTGGTGGTTCACAAAGCACACAGAGAGATGTTACATTCTCTGTTAAACCTAGAGCACTCAAAGATTACACTAATGATGTAGTAACAACACTAAGTGAAGATATAAATCCATCTCAAACAACAATTGATGTCGCTGATGGAACTGCAATTACAGTTGATAAGTTTATTGATATTGAGGGTGAGGAAATGAAAGTCACCAAGATCACAGGTAACAAACTTACTGTCAGAAGAGGTCAAGACAGCACAATTGCCAAAGAACATGTTCGAGGATCAGGTATTAAAGGTATTGATTATTCATCAAGAGAAGATAGTGATATTGTAGAGTTAGGTGATGACTTTGGATTTGACGGATCTTACTCATGAAAACTGACGGATTAGATGATGCTTTCAATGTAGAAACAAGTATTGTTCCTGCAGAGATTGAAAAAGTTCAGAAAAAAGAAAAACCAAGCTCTGATCATATTAGTAAAGACTATGAGTATACTCGTGGTAATCTTTACAGTATTATAGAAAAAGGTCAAGAGGCAATTAATGGCATTCTTGAATTAGCACAAGAAAGCGAAATGCCAAGGGCATATGAAGTTGCTGGTCAATTGATAAAGAACGTTGCAGACGCAACTGATAAGTTGATGGATCTGCAAAAGAAATTAAAAGAAGTCAATGAGGAAGAAAAGACAAAAGGCCCATCCACAGTCAATAATGCGTTGTTTGTAGGATCAACATCTGAGTTGTCAAAACTATTAAAAGCCCAGAGTAAAAAAGAAGATAAATAAATCAGGGAGAGGAATCCCGAAGTAATATTTTACTCATACCATGACGGAGAAACTACCGTCTATAGATGAATTCTATCCAGAATTACCATCTGTAGATGACCTTATAACTGAAGAAAAATTACCCTCCGTGGATGAGTTTATAGAACCTCCGAGGCCTGAGGAAGAAATAGCAGATGCAATAAAACAAAGTGATGAAGAAAAACCTGTAGATACTGGGCCATGTTCGATTGAAGAACAATACACAGAATTTGTGCGTCTAGTAAATGACGTTAGAGAAGACATACCAGAGATACCAGAAATAAAATATTACGATGAACAACTAGAAGAACTAACTGAATATATTGAAGAAGTTAAAAAAAGTATTCCTGAAGTTCCTGAACAGAAAACATATGATGAAGAAATAGAAACAATATGTGGTTTAATTGATGACTTAAAGCAAGAAGTACGTACAAACGCTGCAGAGATACCAGAGATACGGTATTATGATGATCAAATTGAGCGTCTTGAAAGTAGTCTCAAGAGTCTTCCAGAAT